AGGTGTGAGTGCGGCACCGAGCGCGCGGTTAACGCGCAAAATCTACGTGTGGGCAAGTCAACATCTTGCGGGTGCGCAAGGGAAGAAGGACGGCCTTTACTAGCGAAGAACAGGGATTTTTCGGGGGTAAAAAACCCGAAAGCCCAAAAGAGCGCTGCATCTAATGGAGGGGTCTGGGTACCATCCTCTAGCGTATGGTACAAACGTGCAGCAGGGGTGTTATACGCAGCGAAAAAGAATGGGGTGCCTATAGGGTTTGATAGTGCAGCGGCCCTAGCAAGTTATGTGCAGGCTATAGCCCCAGAGCGCTGCCCCGTGTTTGGTATGAAGTTTGTGGCCCGGGGGTCGGGGTTTAGTAAGTGGTCCCCGAGTATAGACAAGATAGACCCAGTGCTCGGGTACGCGCCGGGTAACATACAGGTTATAAGTTTGTTTGCTAACTGCATGAAACGCGATGCGACACAGGAAGAAATGCGGCAGTTTGCTGCGTGGGTACTCAGGGGAAACTAATGGACTTGATTACAATAGACATGGAAACGTTTTACGATAAAGAGTACAGTTTATCGCGCCTTACTACAGAAGAATACGTGCGTGACCCCCGGTTCCAAGTGATTGGGGTCGGGGTAAAGAAAAACGACCAGAGAACCGAGTGGTTCTCTGGCACACACGGCCAGCTGCGTGAGTTCCTTGCTCAGTATGACTGGGCTAACTCTGGGGTGCTGGCACACAATACCATGTTCGACGGTGCCATCATGTCGTGGCGTCTGGGGATCAAGCCAAAGGTCTGGTTCGACACCCTGTGCATGGCACGGGCGATCCACGGTGTGGAGCATAGCGTCAGCCTGAAGGCCCTCGCAGAGCGCTATGGTGTGGGGGTCAAGGGCACTGAGGTACTGGATGCCAAGGGCAAGCGCCGTGCCGATTTCTCTGCGGAAGACCTCGCCAGCTACGGGGGGTACTGTGTCAATGACGTAGAGCTGACCTATGCCATCTTCGGCCAGATGATTAGGGCGTTCCCTAAAGTCGAACTGAAGCTGATCGACCTGACCCTGCGCATGTTCACCGAACCTGTTCTGGAGTTGGACGCGGCCCGACTGGAAGCACACCTGACCAAGACGCGGCAGATCAAGGATGACTTGTTGGTATCGTCGGGGGCTTCGAAGGAAGACCTTATGTCGAACCCTAAGTTCTCTGCGCTGCTGGCTGCACAGGGTGTGCCGTGCCCGATGAAGATCAGCCTCACGACGGGTAAGCTGACCTACGCACTGGCCAAGAGCGACCAAGGGTTGAAGGACCTGCAGGAGCACTACGACCCAGTGGTACAGGCGATGGTTGCGGCACGGCTCGGGGTCAAGTCCACGCTGGAAGAGACACGGACGCAGCGGTTCCTCGATATCTCGGGGCGCGGCAACCTGCCGGTTCCTGTGCGGTACTACGCTGCACATACCGGGCGCTGGGGTGGTGACGACAAGATCAACCTGCAGAACCTGCCTAGCCGGGGGCCCAACGCCAAGTCGCTGAAGAAGTGCATCGTCGCACCGGACGGCTACAGCATCGTCGAGAGCGATTCCTCGCAGATCGAAGCGCGCATGCTGGCGTGGCTCGCCGGACAGGACGATGTCGTACTTGCTTTTAGGAACAAGGAAGACGTCTATCGGAAGATGGCAGCGGTTATCTACGGGGTAGATGAAGCCGACGTTACTAAGGACCAACGCTTCGTGGGTAAGACCACGGTCCTCGGTGCAGGCTACGGCATGGGTGGCGACAAGTTCCAGCTGGCGCTCAAGAACGCTGGGGTGGAGATCACTCTCGCAGAAGCCCGCCGCATCATCTCGGTGTACCGCGAAGCTAACGACGCCATCTCAAATCTGTGGAGACAGGCCGGGATATCGCTGCGCTACATCACGACGGGCGACGAGGTGCCGTTTGGTAAAGAGGGTGTTCTCCGGATCGACGCTACTGCACCGGGGATCGTGCTGCCGAACGGTCTGGTGATCCGCTACGAAGAACTTCTTGGGGAGGAAAACGATAAGGGGAACCTCGAATACTCCTACAAAACCCGGATCGGGCGCACCCGCATCTACGGTGGTAAGATCGTAGAGAACGTGACCCAAGCCCTAGCGAGAATTATCATCGGCGAACAGATGCTGCGCATCTCTAAGAAGTACCGCGCAGTGTTGACTGTGCATGACAGTATCGTATGCTGTGTGCCAGACGATGAAGCCCAAGCGTGTAAAGCCTACGTAGAGGACTGCATGCGGTGGGTTCCGGACTGGGCAACAGGTCTACCCGTGGACTGTGAAGCGGGTATCGGCAAAAACTACGGGGAAACAGAGTAATGACGGCGGGTGCATGGTCTTTCAGTAAGATCAAATCGTTCGAGAACTGCCCTAAGCAGTTCTATCACGTGAACGTGATGCAGGAGTTTCCCTTTCGGGACACGGTGGCAACGATCTATGGGAAAGAGTTCCACACGGCATGCGAAGAGCATATCCGTGACGGCAAGGCCATACCCCCGCAGTTCTCGTTCATCGTGCCGACCATGGAGAAGCTTAGCGCCCTACCGGGTGAGAAGCACTGCGAGTTGAAGATGGGTCTGACTGCGGACCTAGAGCCGTGCGGGTTCTTCGATAAGAACGTGTGGTTCCGGGGCATCGTGGACTTGCTGATCATCGACGGCGATAGCGCCCGGGTGGTGGACTATAAGACGGGGAAGAACGCGAAGTATGCTGACGTAGGTCAGCTGCAGCTGATGGCCCTGTCGGTGTTCAAGCACTTCCCGCAGGTGCGGAAGGTTAACGGCGCACTGCTGTTTGTTATAGCCAACGCTATGGTGAAGCAGTCGTACTCGGTCACTGACGAAGGCGTTTTGTGGAAGCCGTGGCTGCAGAAGTATGCGGCCTTGGCCAAGGCCCACGAGACGGGTGTGTGGAACCCGAGACCTTCCGGGCTTTGTCGGAAGCACTGTCCTGTGGTAGAATGTGCTCACAACGGGAGCAAATGACATGCCATACACTAAGTCGCCTAGACCCTACAAACATGAGTACCAGAAGCAAAAAGAACGGGGTGAACACCCCGATAGAATGGAACGCCAGCGCGCCCGCCGTGCGATGGATAAGAAGGGCGTGGACCGCACCGGCAAGGATGTGAGCCACAAGAAGATGCTGTCCAAGGGCGGCAGCAACAAAGACGGATACGTACTAGAGGCACCTTCGAAGAACCGTAGCCGGAACGGTCATAAGCCCGGTGAGAAGAAGCGTTAGGGCATACCCTAACACCACGGAGAACAGCATGCAGATCATCGACAATAAGGCGCTCCTTCTCAGGGTGCGCAATCCTAAACAGCTCACTACCGCTATCGCAAAAAGCCAAGAACTCGAAGACAACAACGTCCTCATTCACTGGGGCGTGACCGAGGCTCAGACGCTTAAGTCCATGAACATCAAGGTGCCGTCACCCATCGAAGGCCGCTACGACTGGGCGGGCAAGTTCGCACCGATGGACCACCAGAAGACCACTGCAGCGTTCCTGACCATGAACCAGAAGGCCTTCTGCTTTAACGAGCAGGGCACGGGCAAGACCGCCAGCGCTATCTGGGCGGCTGACTTCCTCATGAAGCAGAAGATCATCAAACGTGTTCTGGTGATCTGCCCGATCTCGATCATGGACAGCGCGTGGCGCAACGATCTGTTCTCCTTCGCCATGCACCGGACGGTCGGTATCGCATACGGCTCGGCCAAGAAGCGCCGCGAGGTGATCGCACAGAAGCCTGACTTCCTTATCATCAACTACGATGGTCTGGAGATCGTTAAGGACGACATCGCTGCAGCCGACTACGACCTGATCATCGTGGACGAGGCGACCCACTACAAGAACTCTCAGAGCAAGCGCTGGAAGGTGCTGAAGTCTCTGGTCCAGCCGACTACGTGGCTCTGGATGATGACCGGTACGCCCGCTGCACAGGGCCCCAACGATGCCTATGGCCTGGCTAAGCTGGTCAACCCGGCTGGCGTACCGCGCTTCTACAACGCGTGGCGGGACATGGTGATGTACAAGGTCACGCAGTTCCGCTGGGCCTCGAAGGATACAGCTACCCAGACGGTGTTCAACGCTCTGCGCCCTGCGATCCGGTTCACTAAGGAACAGTGCCTCGACCTGCCCGACATGGTGTACGTCAAGCGCCACGTCGAATTGACCGCACAGCAGCAGAAATTCTACAACCGGCTCAAAGGTCAGATGGCTATGGAAGTCGCCGGGGAGCAGGTCACTGCGGTCAACGCAGCCGTGAACATGAACAAGCTGCTGCAGATATCGGCGGGCGCGGTCTACACGGACGAGGGCGACTCAGTACAGTTCGACATCAAGCATCGTTATGATGCGCTGAAGGAAGTCATCGACGAGAGCTCTCACAAGGTACTCGTGTTCGTCCCGTTCCGACACGTCATAGACCTGCTGGCACAACGTCTTACCAAGGACGGCATTACCAACGAGATCATCCGGGGCGACGTGACTGCAGCAAACAGGACCGACATCTTCAAGCGGTTCCAAGAGCAGCCTAACCCGAGAGTTCTCGTGGTGCAGCCGCAGTCCGCAGCGCATGGGGTGACGCTAACCGCTGCGAATACCGTGGTGTGGTGGGCCCCTACCTCGTCGTTGGAAACCTATGCTCAGGCCAACGCCCGGGTGCACCGCAAGGGTCAGGCCAACAAGTGTACGGTCGTGCAGCTGCAGGGTTCTGGCGTTGAACGGCGGGTATACTCGTTGCTCGACAACAAAATCGACGTGCATACAAAGATGATCGACCTCTACAAAGATTTGCTTGACTAGGGTAACAGATACCATTACATAACAATTCTAGACAGCGAAGGAGAACACTATGAGTGCCGAAGATGCACCGACCATCGAAGGCGTTTCGGTAGAAGCGCTGACCCGGGCCTACCTCAAGATACGCGGTAAGCGTAGCGAGCTGAAAGCCAGCTTCGACGAGGAAGACAAAAAGCTCGAAGACGACCTGAACAAGCTGAAGCGTGCGCTGCTCGACCACTGCAAAGAACACGGTGTCGATAGCGTCCGCACCCCGGCTGGTCTGTTCTACCGTCAGACCAAGACCCGCTACTGGACTACCGACTGGGAATCGATGAACAAGTTCATCTTGGACAATGGGGTGCCTGAGTTCTATGAGAAGCGCCTCAACCAGACTTCCGTTCGTCAGTTCCTCGAAGAAAACCCCGACCTACTTCCGCCCGGTCTCAACGTAGACAGCGAGTACGTCATCACCGTGAGGAAAAAGTAATGACTGCAACAACGTCGCCCTTCGTGCTGATTGAAGATGTCGCTAACCACTTCTCTGTGTCGGTCTCGACCGTGCGGACATGGGTTCGGCAGAACAACATCCCGAAGGATACGTACATCAAGGTAGGCCATACCTACCGCTTCCATCTGGAAAACGTCGTCGCTGCACTGACCAATGCGCCGAAACAGCTGGACCTCGAACTCGACCAAGAAACCGTAGGAGAATGACTATGTCTGCAATGACACTTTTTGGTGGCGGCAACCCACTCGTTAACAGCGAACTCTTCAAGTCGCTGCAGGATATGAACAAGAACCTCGCTGGCTCCGGTAGCGGTGGTAAGCGTCTGTCGATCAAGGGCGGCAAGTTCCGTCTGATGGTGGACGGCGAGCAGGTGTCCGTGGCCAAGAGCAGCGAGATCAACATCGTCGTGGTCAACGCTGCGACCGTGTCGCGTACCTACTATGAGGGTACCTACGACCCGAATAACACCTCTGCACCGTCCTGCTGGTCCGCAGATACTCGTGCGCCGTCTCCCGATGTCCCCGCTGAGCAGCGCAAGGCCGCTCGTTGCGCAGACTGCCCGATGAACATCAAGGGTTCGGGTCAGGGCGACAGCCGTGCATGCCGCTTCAACCAGCGTCTGGCCATCACGCTCGAAGGCAAACCGGACGAAGTGTACCAGCTGCAGCTGCCCGCGACATCGATCTTCGGCGAAGCCAAGGACGGCAAGATGGGCATGCAGGCCTATGCGAAGTTCTTGAACGCGCACAACACCCCGATCATCGCTGTGATGACGGAGATGTACTTCGACGAGAACGCTGAGACCCCGAAGCTGTACTTCAAGCCGATCCGCCCGCTGGAAGAGGCCGAGTTGATTGCAGCTGTGGCCGCTAAGGATAGCGAAGACGCTGCCAAGGCGATCACGATGACCGTGGGTCAGACGGACGGTGCCAAGAAGGCCACAGCACCCGCTGCCAAGCCCCCTGCACCGAAGGCCCCTGCGCTGGTGGCTCCGCCCGCCGACGAGGAAGATGACGTGGTAGAGCCGACCAAGGTTGTTACCAAGAAGGCCGAAGCCCCTAAGCCTGCTGGGGAACTCGCAACTCTTGTCGGACAGTGGGACGACGAGTAATCCTACCTAGGTTAGGCCGCGACGGGGTATAACAATAACCTCGCCCCGTCGCGGCGACCCAACAGGCAGAGTGGCGGTAATGGATACACAGACCTTCTTGCGGAGCGTCCTCGGCACGGACGGACATTATTGTGTGCTGGCCATCAAGAATGGCAAACGTGTACAGAAGTTCTACCCAACGATTGAAGCCCTGCAGAGTGCAGCTGAGAACTTCGACGAGAACGGATACGACGCGTACTATGGCCTCGGCACTTTCGAGGAAGCTGACAGCCGTGAGGCTGAGAACGTCAAGCAGATGCACGCGTTCTACATGGACCTCGACTGTGGTGTGCACCTAGAGAAGGGCACCCCGAAAGACTTCCCCGACCAGCTTACGGCTATCAAAGCTCTTAAGGTGTTCTGCAAGACGAACAGACTGCCTAGACCCACGCTGGTTAACTCTGGCTATGGCGTGCACGTCTACTGGCCCCTGTCTGGCTCGGTGGATTTCATGACGTGGCTTCCGGTCGCCGAGAAGCTGAAGGCGCTGGCCAAGGCCCAAGGGTTCAAGGCCGATGCAGCCGTAACCGCAGACGCTGCGCGTGTCCTGCGAGTGCCCGGCACCCACAACTACAAGGGCGGCAACAAGGTACCTGTCGCGCTGCTCGGTATCGCAGCGACCCAACCTGTAGACTTCTTTGCGTTCGCCGCTCTGTTCGACAACGTCGCGATGCCAGTGCTCTTCAACAAGTACGTGCCAGCGGGCGGCAAAAACGCGATGATGGATGCCCTGATCGGTAAGCGTGAGGCTCTGTTCAAGACCATCCTCACCAAGACCGCTGCGGGTAAGGGCTGTGCACAGCTGGCCTACGTCATCGAGAACCGTGCGAGTATGTCCGAGCCCATGTGGCGGGCAGGGCTGAGCATAGCCAAGTTCTGCAGCGACGGTGCCAAGGCCGCTAAGGTAATATCTCAGGAGCACCCTGATTACTCTGAGCACGAGACCATGGAGAAG